ATTTCTCATACGTTTCCTTATCAACTGTACCATCAGGATACTTACCCTTATTCTTAACAAATGATATAGTTCTTGCGTCAACATCAACAAAATAATATTTTTTATTCGGAATAACTGAGTTCTTAACCGTAACCGTTGCGGGGTCTCTAAACCAAATGTTGTCGGGGACGGTCACTCTACGTCTAGAGTTTAACTTTTGAGAAAGGTCACTACCACTCACTCTCGCCCACTCATAATGTGGAATAACTAAACCAGAAAGTAAATACTCTAGGCACACGTTTCTGAAGAACTCTTGAAGCATCTCAGTTAAAGCATTATATACTTCATATTCATCATCGGTACACTCTGATTTCTTGTTTGATAGAGGAGTAATGGCACAATCAACCATTTTATTCAAAACAGTGCCAGCAATTGGGTCACGCTTGTAGAAGAATCTACAAGTCTTTATCAACTTGTGATACTCTTTTGGTATCTCCATTCTGTCTACATCGTTAGTGAACAGTAACCCAGTCTGCGTCGGGTCTGTTAGAATATTAATTGACGCTTTTACCAGTTTACCTGGACTTATGTTCCCAGTAGCCACTTTACTTGTAGTTTTCTTTTTTTCTTCCATATCGTTATCAACCTCCAGCCCCCACTCCTAACCTACCTCTCTAACCAACCACCCTTAGCTAAATCACCATACTTACCCTTACTGTTTGGTTTTTCAGGAGAGTAATACTTATAATAATACCCATACACCCATGTCAACAATGAAGCCAATAAGTGGTCTTCACCTCTTTGTCCGCCCTGTGGTGAATACACAAAGAATTTTGGTTGACCAAGCATGTCTCTAGTAAATCCAACTCGCTCAAGCTCGGTAATTATATCATCATCCTGTGTGGTAAAAGCAATTATTTGGTCGTTCTGACTCCACTTTTGCAGTGTTTGGATTGTAAATTTCCTTACCCTATCTTTTATTTCCTTTTCATCCTCGTCATACCCAGTAACAACATTCGCTTGAAAGTCAACAGGAACTAATCTCTTAGTAAATGTCTTACTTTTGAACTCACCAGTCTCATCTTGTAATATTTGACACAACGCCAAACCAGAATGTCCAGCATCAATGCTTATCATATTGAACCTGTAAATAGTGTCCAACCAGTTAATTATCTTTGCCTGTATTGGATATTTGATTCTTCTCAATTCAAACCTAGTAAGTTCTCTCCACACCAAAGTTTCTCTATCCCTCCACAGTATAGTAATTATGGTTGGGTCATTAGAGAAACCAGCATCTATTCCAGCAATTATCAAATCATGTCTTTTCTGTATGTCGGCGGTAAGTTCTGGTGCTATCAAAAGTTCGTTATATTGCCCGCCATGCTGCTCTAATGATATGTTATTCAAAATAGATACTGTCACTGGATAGTCCTCTATTCTCATCAACTTTCTGTCGAATACTGAAAAAGCGGGTGACCCGTGTTCACCAAGAACCAAATGAACATAATCATCACCATTTTCACCACCATACTGCTTGAGGTCTGTTTGGTGTTGTTCTTTTGTGTACCTTGTACTGCTTAATCTTGATATATTATGACGTGAGAACTTTGGGTCTACTTGGTCACATTCAAAAAGAACGTTCTTTTCACGTAAACCATTAGGAACACCACTAACCCACAAATTAAAACCTTCGTCCCACGTGGTTAAACATTGCATCAGTGAGTTCCATGCTGCATAGTTAAAAACCTGACCCTCATCAACATATATACACGGAACGTGAAGACCGATAACATTGCTATCTGCCGTAGAACCAACAATTCTACATCTTACCAGACAACCATTCAATAGTCTTATCTCATGACTTGACATATTGACGCTAAACCTATCAACAAAGTACTTCAATAGAGAATGCCTTCTAAAGAAATTAATAAGACGCAAAAACACGGGTTCTAGCTGTGATTTGTTCTGAACAACCAATAATATTTCATTGGCACTCGATTTTTTGTACTTGTTTGATATAGCATCATGAATAATTTTTGTTTCCATGCTGGCAGTCTTACCAGTGGTTCTACCAGTAGCTATACTAATATAAGACGAGCTATCAGTTAGCATTTTTCTCTGGTAGTTGTCATAATGCCAACCTTCACCTTGCTCAATTTCCTCATCAGTACTCCTGATAAACTCACTGAACAGAACTGGGTCATCAAGTATTTCCAATACAGCCAGGTCACCATCACCAAGTGTTGTTTTCTCTTTCATTTCTGAACTACCACAAACTATTCATTAGACACTTCAACCATCTCTCCACACTTCCAGCACTCGTAGCGAATAGTAAATCTATACGGGTCAATTGGTTTAACCTTGCTGTCTATTGACCCTTTTTCACCTTTATCGGTGACATAAAAAATATATTTACCCAAAACCTGCCCACACGAAGGGCACACAAATTTCTTTAGTCTGCTGATTATGAATTTTTTACCCATGTCCTGGAGTCTCTCTACGTACTGTAATGGGGACTCATCGCTATCACTTTGCCTCTTTTTTCTACTAATACCAAGCTCTTGCTGTAGTGACACCCAACTCTGATTAGCATCACGCAAAGAACTTTGAAGTTCTCTAATTTTCTTAGACTCTTCTAATGGGTTTTTTATTGTGCTAAGAGCTTTCTGAATTTGGTCAACATTAACTTCTATTTGGCACATATGGGTAAGAGCCGCCATATCATTAGCTTGGTTCAATTCATCAAGCTCGTACTCTTCTAAGTACCTCTCAATTCTTTCTTGAACTTCTTGCCCTTTTCTTTTCCTGCCCATAACGATAACCTTCTTTGCGAATTAGGGTTCCCCCAATACCAATATCCCACCTGTCCCCCAAATAAATGAGTGTGGTGCAGGCATCTCTTTTTTCCCTTCTTCGTCTTTTCGATTCTTCACTTACAACAAACTTAGTCCATTCTTTCTTCTTATGGATAGCATCTTTAAAGTCGTGATAGCAGTGCCAGCAAAAATAACGATTGGGACGATAAATTACAGTATTGCATATTGCACATTTATAAGTCATGTTTAGTACACCAGTGGCTTTTTTGCCATTTCCAAACTAAATTACACTGTTAGCAACAAAGAACGTTTCTTTTGTTACTCTTCTAGGTTAGAAACTAATTCTTGAGGAATAGGACAATAATCATCTTCACACTCTGTACACAGCGTTTCTAGGACCTGCTTTGTCCTACTTAGGTTACGGAATACCGTAAGTCCTTTTAGGTTAGTGTCGTATGCAAGCTTAATAACTCGCTCGACATCATCAACTGTAGCGTCATATGGTAGATTTACAGTCTTTGATATTGAATTGTTGACATGACGTTGGAAAGCTGCTTGCATCCTTACATGCCATTCAGGAGCAATCTCCAACGCTGTTCTAAAAACTTTTTGCCATTTTTCTGGTACTTCTGTAATTCCTGTCGCCTTGCCACCATTCCTGATAACTTTGTTAATCAATGCCTGGGAATACCATCCTTCCTGTTTACCGATGCTCTCAAACACCGTGTTAACCTCAAAAAATGTGTTGTTCTCTAAGATATTAGTCTTCTGATAGACCACAGCAAAAATAGGTTCAATACCACTAGACGTCTCCGCTATAATGCTTATACTACCAGTTGGAGCTATGGTAGTCAGAGAAGCATTTCTTTGTGGTGCTTGTACGATAGATTCACTAATCCCTAAGAAATCGCCACGGTCATCAGCCAAACGAGCGGAAGCTTTTCTAGCCTCTACGTTTATAAAATCCATCACTTCTTCAGCAATTTTTTCGGCTTCCTCCGAATCATATGGAACACCTAACACCAATAACAAATTAGCAAACCCCATCACACCCAAACCTATTTTCCTATTTGCCATGACCTTGTTACGAATAGCCTCTAATGGATAATTTGAAGCATTAATGACATCATCAAGAAACCTAACAGAATGATGAACAACCTTTCTTAAAGAGTTATACACAATCTGTCCACCCTCAACAAACTTTACTAGGTTTATAGAACCAAGAACACAAGCTTCATATGGTAGCAAATCTTGCTCTCCACACAAGTTTTTTATTAAGTGCCCTTGTTTTGGTGTAGGGTTGTCTTGCTCAATTTTGTCCCAAAAAACAAAACCAGGCTCTCCGTTCCGCCAAGCAGACTCGGCAATAAAGCGAAACAGATGCCTAGAATTAACTTTCCGTACAGTTTCCCCATTCTTGGGGTTAATCAAAGAAAAATCACTATCGTTCTTTACGCACCGCATAAATTCGTCAGTGATAGCGACTGAAATATTGAAGTTGTTTAGTCTAGTTTCATCATTCTTACATTTTATAAAATCAATTATATCTGGGTGGTTGACCAACAATAATCCTAGATTGCCACCACGTCTAATCCCACCTTGTTTGATGACATCGCTTACTGTGTCATAAATCCTCATAAAGTCAATAGGTCCACTAGCGATACCTTCAGTTGTATTAACCCTATCACCACATGGTCTTAGTTTGGACAAATTGAGACCCACACCGCCGCCAGTCTTTTGAACCATACCACAGTCTTTAGCTGTTTGCAGTATGTCCTCCATAGAATCACCAACCTCAAATGCATAACAAGCAAACAAATAATTTAAATCAAGATTACCAGCATTGGCTAAACACGGTGTGTTCGGCAAGAATATTTGGTTAGCCATTAAGTTATAGAATACTTTACCCCAGTAATCAGGACTACCACCAAATGTCTTCTCTACCGATGCTACGTGATTAGCAACCCTGTGGAACATTTGTGACGGAGTTTCCTTTTTTCCATCAAAACTTTTAAGATACCTCTTATCTAGTAAAGCTAAAGCATTAACCCCCAATTTAAGCGCATCTTCTTCAATACCAATGGCTTCTCTGAACCCACGAACCTCGGCTCTTTTTGCTCTGTATAAAATATATGTTTTTGCTAACTGAGCGTCACCTAGCTTAATAAGGGCATCTTCAACCTTGTCTTGAATGTCTTCTACAGATACCTCTCTACCACCATCCAAGTTATCAGTGACAACGGTGGCAATATTTTGTGCAATCTCGTCATCCGTCTTACCAATTGACTTCATTGCTTTGGTTACGGCAACAACTATTTTTTCAGGATTATACTTGACAATCCTACCATCTCGTTTTATTACTCTCATTTAATTGTGTGCCGCCCCTTCTATGTAGTAACCAATTACAATACGTGTTGAACCTACCCCAGTAATGTCTATAGAAACACCAACATTATCACCCAACTTTATAGGGGCAGCAAAGGTGTGGTCCATATTCTGAACACTGGGGATTATAACCTCCGCACTAATAATTTCGCTAAGACCTATACTAGTATTAGCACCACACTCGATAAATAAATCGGTTATCCAAATCCTTTTTCCTTCACCTGGAGCATCAATATCTGTGTCAGTCAATATATGTATAAGGGGCGTAGAACCCCAACCAAATCTACCACTCATAGTTTTTTACCTCGTATTATATACTCCCTCACCGTTCCAATACTTCTTCCAATGCTGCAACACCTTAACGGCAGCATCAAAATCTGGTACAATTCTGGTAGCATAATATTCTAACCAACCACCAACATGGTTTTTTGCGATTACAAGTGTTGGTGTACGTGTAATCCATGTTGCATACCAAAACTCCGCAGCAGTGCCCCAACTAGCGTTATCTCCAGTAAGAACCAACACAACATCAACTTTCTCCACGTCGCTCAGGTCTCTTTGAATAACTTCCTGTATGGTAAGACCATTTTTGAAAGCATCACCAGTGATTTTCTGCGTCCCCACTAAATGCTGTTTACCCCGCATTGGAGTCCGACACTTAATACCAACTGTACTTAGTTTCTCAATCATTACGTCTCTGTCAGTCATAGCTTCATCATAACTTAAATTAGCTATCCTGCCAGCTAAGTAGACCGAATATTCCTTTTCCATTCCTTGCCCCCTTTATTTACCTGTTGAACCAAATCCACCAGAACCACGTTCGGTGTTCGATAGACTAGAGACCACGTTAAACCCAACAGATTCTCCTCTTACTAACTCGCCCTGTGCCACCTTACTACCGATCTGGAAGATTTCTTGTCTCTTCATAAATAAACCATAAAGCAGAACAATAATTTCTCCCCTGTAATCAGAATCTATAATCCCAGGTGCGTTGGGAATTATAATACCTCTAGCTACCATCCCACTTCTGTTGTATATCTTCATATTCCACCCTTTAGGTATCTCAAAAATGAGACCAGTTCTAGTCCTATGGAAGTAACCATTACCTAAAACAAAATCTTCGCAAGCATACAAGTCAAAACAAGCCGAACCCTTGGTAGCTGTTTTGGGAACTATTGCTTTTGGGTGGATTTTCTTTGTGTTAACTATTATCATCAACCTTGTCCACTAGCCCCATTTCCACACACTCGTCAGAAGTATACCACTGAGGAGTATTATCTCTGAAAACCTCAAACCAGAATCCAGATTCAGTGTGCTCACCAATACATCTTTTAGCAACCAAATTAGCCCACTCTGTATGCCAGTAAGTAAGTAACTTAGTTTCTGCCTCAATGTTTCTCATATCCCCAGTAAAACCAGTGGTAATACCGTGAGCCATCAAAATGTCAAGTTTGCCCATTATTCTTTCATCGCAAGTCTGTAGTAGAAAAAACGCCATAGAACAAGCGTAACCATGAACCTCACCTATAACTCTAATACCACACTTTTGAGCTAACTTAATAGCCCTAACCATAGCAAAACCAGAGAAAGCGTCCCCACCAGGTGATGCTATTATAATTGTAATTGGGTCTCTGGACTCTTCGTGTAATAACACATGTATATCCTCAATAAACTCATGAGCAGTTCCAGCATCAACCTCACCTGTTAATAACACTACTCTGTTATCTCGAAGAGTTCTCCTCTCAAACTCAAAACTAATCATACCTATGCTGTCATAACTCAAGTTCAATTTCCTCATCTAACCACTCCGTTTTCTTTAGAATTTCTTTGGCTGTACTAATATCACTACTGCCAGTGATTTGGTGGAAAACAGCTTTTATAACTCTCCTGATAAGTTCCTGCTCGTAGTAAGAAAACCCTGGAGCCACAAACTCGGCGGTTTTCTCTTTTAATTTTGCAACTTCCCTTTTTAATCTGTCTATTTTCATTATACCATATAAGTACTTAATTGTCAAGCCTAACAAAGAACAGCCCAACAATTAAGGCAAAAATTATCACCAACAAACTCTCTTACTTTCAAGAAAAGTATAGCCCCAAATGCTTCGTCTTCAATCAAACTAACTGCTCCACCTTTAACTGTAAAAGACTTACTGTCCAACAAGTCTACTAATCCACCGAAGAACCACTCCTCGGCTGTAATGTTCCATCGCAAAATTTCTACTTTCAACGAAGTAACATTTTCTCCCGTAACTTTAATATCAAATCTACAATGTTTAAATCCTCTACAATCTACCCCAATCTCAGAGCTTGTAGGTTCAGTATCAACGACTATCACATCCTTTCGGTGTAACTGTGGTATAGCCGAATAAAGGTCACCACTTTCTGGATAGAACTCCCCAGTCTCAGGGTTGAAAACGTAATTTAAACCAACCTTATGAGCACCAGCATCTTCGGGGCTATGAGTCTTATCTATTTTCCTCCCTTCATCCCTTGCCATAACTAGCCCCCAAAGAAATTAATACTACACTACAGGGTCATCATCATAACTAAATTCGTATTGACCATCCGCTCTTTTGTGTATATCAATTACAACCATCTGTCCACTTACAGGTTCGCTAAAGATAACTCCTCTTTCCTTATCAGGTTTGCCCTTCCAAGCATCTCTGATACCAAAAACGGCGTCTTCCCAATCAAAGATGGATTCGGCATCTACAGCATTAGCTCTAGTAACTGGTACAGTTGCGGTATTAACTTTCGCTACTACCTCATTGGGAGTAAGCTCTACAATGTCTATAACATCAATTTGTTTTACCATTTCCATAAACCTCAACATTTATTTACACACCTCACCGCTATCAAGTCTACGCATTGTGACAACGAGCACAAGTTTCCCAAACACTGTCAAGGCGTCTACCAGAAAGTTCTGGTGTTTTGATAGCATAGTTTGGATGTTGGTCAGATGCGTAGTTCTTAGTCATCGGATTTGACACGGCACGGACATGGAGACAACACCACATACAAATCTGACGCTCAAAAACAGGACACGTAAATACAACACTCTCATACATAGGATTTCGCATAGTTGCGTGTTCTTCTTTTAAGTGTTTTTTTAAATAACAATCCATTATCCTCTCCCTCTCATAAAATTATGAATATTTATCTCAGTATTAACAAACCCATCAACAAACTCAAACACGGTAATAACTATTCCTTGGGCAAGTATTCGATTTAATCGTCCATCATCACTCTCATCTAGTCCCTCAAAACCTTCAATAATTTCAGTAATTTCATCCCGATGCTTTTCTAAAGCTTTTATTATATCTTTTTTAGCGTTTCCGTCACTCATACTCTTCCTTCGAACCAAGATCAAGATCTAATTAGGATCTCTATTGATCTAATTTTATGATCTTATTAAGATCACTTTTGCTAATGGGTTTTCAAATGTCACAACTAAATCTGACGAAGCCTTTAAAATGTCGCAAATCATTTTTTCACGCTCTTTGAACACCACAAACAAGTAACATAATCAGTGAAACCTGTTCTGCCGTCTTGAATAAGTTTTCCATGAAACCCTATACTACATAGAAACTTTTTCACTACTCTTTTTAACCTTTTCATCAGCAACCTTCCTCATCTCTTCTTTTAATTTGTTTACGTGGTCATCAGTGTAAAGAATAATTTTGCCACAACGTTTACCCTTGTCCAAGTCCATAGGAATATCTAAATGTTCACCACGAAAATTGTGTCTTCCATTTTTAACACCTCTCCAATATCTACCATTTTCAGTGTTAACATATGCATGAATATTAAATTTAACCCCACGATAGTAGATTACATAATCCACACCGTTTATGTCTAATTTCTCATTGTATATAACTTTTTTAAAGTGCTTTCTTAAAAGATAACCAAGGTGATACTCCCGAACGTAGGACAAATAAGCTCTCTTTAGTCTTGACACAATTCCTCTTAATTTTAAATCAGGATACTCAGTTCTGAAAGTGTTAATAAACTCTTCCTGCGTCGGTGGAACTTCGTCCTTTATTAACTTCCTAAAAGTAGAGAGCATAAACGGTAGAGATTTGTTCTCCACCTCCTCTCCCCGAAACTTTGGCTTGCTTGTTTTGTAACCTGAGATAATTTTCTCCAGTTTTTCTATTTTCATAACAGTCTCCAGGCATAATAATAAACTCGTAATATTTTAAAGTACTTACGAATATTATTGGTCGTTTACTAGGGTCACCTTCATCTTCCTCTGGATAACCAATTGTTACTGCATTGGTATCACATTCTCTACACTTCCAAGCAGATTTCCATCTTCTTACATCAGTGTATAAATATACCATAACTTTTTGGCATTTAGGACAGATTGGTACATTGGTATAGTTCTGCTTTTGTTCCATTATTGGTCCACGTGGGTCCGTCCAATATTTGTCCCACCACCTAGCGGACTAATCCGCTTTATTTGTGGGAAAGTAACGTCCCTGCTTTTTCGCTTTTTCTGTCTGCATCTGCTTTACTGTTTCGTAAGACAATTCCCCGAATCCTATCTCACTACATAACCCATCTAATGGAACCGTCTCTCTTGTAGTAAAACAGAAAAATCTGTATTTACAGTGCTTACACACCGTTATGTCTGTTCGCTCTAGCCCTAGAGCTTCCATCCCTTAGCCTCCAACGGTAGTTATTGAGTTCTCTTATTTTATCGTTTACTTTCCCTACTGGACAGGTTACTATTATAGATTCGTTCTTAGTAGTTAAACAGATAAATCTTACAGGACAATTACTACAATCAGTAGCATCGCATTGCATACACGAGAACCAAGCACTCTCATCATCTTTAATTATGATTTCTCTACTTTTCATGTGGAGGTGGGGGAGAGTCGAACTCCCCGTCCAAAATAATCTACTACACATTTTCTACAGACTTATTTACTTATGTCTTATCAACACCTATTAAGCAACAACTTCAATGTTGAGCATCCATGAGTTATACCGCTACTGGATACGGTGTTTTTGTTGAGAAACGGTCTTCCACAAGAGACTCAACACTCTCATCGAGGAAGAGTAGTCCTTTTTCTAGAACTACAAATAATTTAACTTTGTCAATTAGTTTTTTGGTGCTGTTTAAATCTTTTCACCAAAGATTACCTGCTTATGTATATCAGTGTTATCCTGTCGAAACCACGCACCCCCGTGATTACCAATCAAAACCAAAGAACCATCAAGACGAATGAACGCCACCACGTTCTCTCGGCAATTCTCAATCCAACCTAACCACCCTGTACTTTTTGGGTTACTATAGAATCTAACTTTCATACTATACCACCTGATCGATCATTAACGATTAACAGCCCATCAGACCATTTTAATCCTCACTCAAAGTGAGATATTTTAACTATTTTCCAATTTTTTATGTTTAAGTACTATCCAAGTATCTATCATGTCTATATCATGTGATGTTAAGCTAAAAACATGGTCATTTAGGTCGTACTCAAATCCACGACTCACGTAAACGTCTGAAATGGTGAGTAAGTTGTCAGGATAGTCTAACAACGACTTGCGTCCTTCAGGACCCTCGATACAAATAGACACCAAACTCTTCCCCACCACAATTTCAGCATTAAGCTTTTTATCTACACCCAACGGTACGATTGGAACAGGCAAGAACATTTCACCATTCCAAGGCAACATTCTAAGTTGACGTTGAGCAGATATAACCTCTTTTAGCAAAGCATCATCTACTTCAACACGATATGGTTCTCCGAATGCTCCAGTACTGTAAATAGTTATCATTCTTCCTCTCTAAAAGCAACAGCAATGTAGTTACAATCGGACTCACCAAATGATAAATCCTTAACTTGCTCCAGAGCTAATTCTTTAGCTTGAACAGGGCAACAAGCAGTAACATCAACCTCTGATAACCCTTGAATCATATATACATGCACATGGTACTTATCCATCTCACCTCTATATATATTATACCATACAACTACCTAGATGTCAAGCCTAAGCATCTACTTTACGTAGAACCTTACGTCTAGTCTCTCTAACCATTCTTTCCTTCCAAACAGTCAATATACCACCAATATTTAAGTACCACACAAAAGCCGCAGGAAACAGAATAACTGGTATCACAATCATTAGAGCAATTATAAGTAAGACATCCATAATAGTACCTCCAAAAAATTACCTCTCCTCTACCCTCCATCTTTATCATACCACACTACAGGTGAGTTGTCCATTAGACTAATTGCTTAATTGCTCTAAGCATTAATACCACATTTACGATAAGTATTTAACGCAACAATGAAGTTTGAAAAAGTTATTAGCCTAGTTGATCCAACACACCATTGCGTTATGTAAAGCAGACCCCCGTTTTATGTAAAGCACTGCGGGGGGCATACGGTGTACCCTGTTAGTACATACAATGTATTACAATTGCATTACAAACAAAGCACACCGTTTTTAATTCATTCCAAGCGTTGCGGTGTATAGCATGTAAGTATTACCGACTCCAACAGGATACATTACTCTGACATAGGTGTTATACATTATACCATACCCCACGTTTACCAGTTTGTTGACTAGCGCATAATAGGTCATGTTATCACCTCTTATTTTAGATATTGCATTATACCAACAATGATACCACCACCCAAAACAACAATACCCATTATTAGCATTGTTAGTATTAGGTCATGTGGTAAATTTAATAGACTAACCACGTATCACCTCCAAAGTGTATTGCTAGTCTTATTATTATACTGTCAAGACTAGCAGAATACAGTCAAGCTATTAGCTTGGTGTTACCTCTGGTGCAACCTCTGGTGCAACCTCTGGTGCTTTGGGTGCTTTGACTACCTTTGCTCTTGGTATCTCGAATACGGGTGCTGTAAAGCTATCATCCCTATACCCAGAGCGTTTAGTTATCGGAAGCTTCCGAGGTGCGTACTGGAAGCGGTAGTTCTTGCTACCATCTTCCCAACCTGCAATGTGCACACAGAGTAAACCGTTTGGAGCATGAATCATGGTCATTGCACCCACCTTGTCAAATGCGTTTACCATGTGTGTAGCAAGGGTATTACCAGCATCACCCAAGCAATCAAACGCTAACACCTTGTCAGCATTGCTCAGGACTACCTCACCACGTGTTGACTGTATCGCAAGGTTAGCGATAGCGTTTACCCCTTGAGTCTCAAGGATAAGGGTATCACGTTCTACCTTGTCAGCTTCACGTTTACCCGTATTTGACGCTTTGGGTAGCGTCTCAATATCAGCTTTGTAGTCCTCAAAGCTAATGTCCTTATCCAGCTTCTTAGCGTACCGTTTAGCGTCCAGTTTCATCTGATTCTGGATTTGCTTTTTGGTTACACCATCAAGCTGTGACATCTCTTGATACCGTTTGCGCTCACGACCAAGCGTTGACGGTGATATTCCTGTTTTGGTGTTATTGTCTACCACTGTTCTACCTCTTTTTATTTATTTTGCTATGCTTTGCTATTTTGCTATAGCTTTGGTAGTTTACTAAATTTCTACCGTCCACACTTTGCTATGTTTTTAAAATTTACAATCACCGCATTTAAGTGGATTTTGCACTCTGTAGCTTGTTACCCCTGCTACTTGGTTTTTTACTGTACCATAAGCTAACCTCCTATACTCTAAGTATACCACACTTACAGGGTATGTCAAGCTTTATTTTGCGGTATTCATATAGTACTATAGTACTATGTCAAGGTGTAGCTATTGCAATTATGCCGCTTTACATAAAGTTGGTTGCGTGTCCTATTTCGTACAAAAAGCACATATGTAAAGTTGACATAATAAATGACTACTTTTACGCACGAAAATAAATTTTATGTAAATTAAAAAGTGCTTCGCACAATAGGTTATATGTAAAGCTCTGGATTTCGCACTAAAGTTCTTATGGAAAGTAGTTTATGTTAAGTAGAGCTACCATAGTTGACATAATCTGAGATTAAACTCGTTATGTAAAGTAAAACTAATTGACATAAAATTCCTACTTCAAACTAATGTTGTTATGGTAAGTTGCCACGTTTTATGTAAAGTAAATTATTTTTTGCCACGCTGAACAGCGAGCCATCACCTGACCTTGGCAAAATTGCCATTACGCAAAATTACGGCAAAAAAATAGAACAGTAACCTAAGACCTGGCAAAATCGCCGCAAACATGAA